CAGAAAAGATTACCCAATTGAATAGGTCTTTAGATACAGGTTTACTAGACCAAGTTAAATATTTGACAGAAGAATTACTTACTCAATTGGGAGTAACATTAGAGATTCTAAACGGTACTGCAAATTCAGATACAATGACTAATTATTATAATAGAATTATTGAACCAATAATGACGGCCATATGTGAAGAATATATAAGAAAATTCTTAACAAAAACTGCTAGATCACAAAAGCAATCCGTAAAATTCTTCAGAGACCCGTTCAAGTTAGTACCTGTTGACAAAATGGCCGATTTAGCAGACAAGTTTACAAGAAATGAAATTCTTACATCTAATGAAGTTCGTCAAATTGTTGGTATGCTCCCTTCACAAGATCCAAATGCCGATGTACTTAGAAATAAGAATATTTCAGCATCAGATGAGCAACTAATGGATCAAGTAGATATTAACGGAAATCCTGTTGGATCAAAAACCGATCAAAATGGGGGACAGTTGCAAGATGAAGATCCAGAATTAGATGAACTTATAAATAATATGACTGAAGAAGATTTTAAAAAATTAAATGAAGAAGACCAGCAATTTATTTTAGACTATATGAAAAGGAAGGAGGCTAAATAAAAATGCCAAAAAGACAAAGAGATTATGATTTTTGTGGTTGGGCTACTAGAAATGATGTCAAATGTTCTGATGGTAGAACGATCAAAAGAGATGCTTTTAAGGACGACGACGGCACAATTGTACCTTTAGTTTGGAACCACGACCATGGGGATCCGAATAATGTTTTAGGTCATGCTGAGCTTAAAAATAGGCCAGAAGGAGTTTATGCCTATTGTAAACTTAATGACACAGAAAGTGGAAAAACTGCTAGAGAATTAATCAAACATGGAGATGTTACAAGATTATCAATTTATGCTAATAAATTAAAGCAGAATGGTGGAGATGTTATTCATGGTTCCATTAAAGAGGTTTCATTAGTACTTGCCGGTGCTAATCAGGAAGCAAAAATCGAGGATGTTTTTATGCATTCGGATACCGATGAACCCGAATCTGCATTAATTCGTACAACTAGAGATGGTGATTTATGCCATTCAGATGAAGAATTAGAAGCTGAAGAAAAAAAGCTAGAAGATGAAGAAGATGATAAAAAAGATGATGAAAAAAATGAAGAAGTAGAAGAAAAAGTAGAAAATAAAAAAGAAATTGAACACTCTGATGAGAAAGGAGAAAATAAAATGGCTGGTAATGAGACAGAATCAAAAGAAGAAACCGTTGAAGAAATATTCAATTCAATGAGTGACAAGCAGAAAGACTGTGTTTATGCACTTGTTGGTGCGGCAGTAGAAGAAGCTAAAGGTGCAAATGATGATAATGGAGGCAAAGAAGATATGAAACATAATGTATTTGACAATGACGAGAGAGATGAAAAAATGGTTTTAAGCCATTCTGAGATTGAAGCTATTTTTGCAGACGCAAAGAAACATGGATCTCTTAAAGAATCCGTATTAGCTCATACCGACAACTATGGTATTCAGCAACTTCCCAGTTCCTATTCTGATACTACTTATGGTATTGATGCGCTGTTTCCTGATTATAAGGAACTTAATACTCCGCCCGAATGGCTTAAAAGAGAAACTGATTGGGTAGCTGGTGTAATGTCCTCAGTTCATCATACTCCTTTTAGCCGTATTAAGACGACATATGCTGATATTACCGAAGATGAAGCAAGAGCTAAAGGTTATATGAAGGGTAACTTAAAGAAGGAAGAAGTATTTACTCTGTTAAAGAGAACTACGGATCCTCAGACCATTTATAAGAAACAGAAACTTGATCGTGACGATATTATCGATATCAATAGCTTTGATGTTGTTGCATGGATCAAGGGTGAAATGAGAATGATGCTTAATGAGGAAATTGCTCGTGCTATCCTCGTTGGCGATGGACGTATTCCTTCTTCTGACGATAAGATTCAGGAACAGCATGTTCGCCCTGTATGGACAGATTCTGAATTATTCTCAATCCACGATGTAAAAGATACTAAGGGAATGACTCCTCCTCAGAAAGCTAAAGATTTTATTAAGAGATGTATTAAGGCTCGTAAGGATTATAAGGGATCTGGCAATCCTGTAATGTATACTACTGAAGATTGGCTTACAGAAATGCTGTTGCTTGAAGATAATATCGGTAGAGCACTGTATGATTCCGAGAGTGTCCTGGCTACAAAGCTTCGTGTATCTAAGATTGTTACTGTTCCTGTAATGGAAGGCCTTACCAGAACTGTTGACGGAGTAGAAAGAACTCTTGATGCTATTATCGTTAATCTTAAAGATTATAATGTCGGCGCAGATAAGGGTGGCGATATCAATATGTTTGAAGATTTCGATATCGATTACAACCAGCAGAAATACTTAATTGAAACCAGAATTTCTGGCGCATTAATTAAGCCTAAGGCAGCCATCGTTCTTGAATCTTACGATTCCACAACCGAATCAAATGACGATGAAGGCGAAGATGGTGGAAATGGCGAAGGCTAATTTTAAGAGGTGAAAGATATGGCAAAGTATTATGGTAAAATCGGCTATGTAATATCTCAAGAAACCAAGCCCGGTGTATGGGAAGAAATACCTGTTGTAAAGCAATATTGCGGCGAACAATTAAATACTAGATCTAAATGGCAGACATCAAGCCATCTTAATGACAACATAGATATTTCAAATCAGTTGAGTATCGTAGCCGACCCCTTTGCCTATCAGAACTTTCACAATATTCGTTATGTAGAATTCCAGGGATGTAAATGGAAAGTAACAAGTGTTGAAATTCAGCGTCCAAGATTGATATTATCAATTGGGGGTGTGTATAATGACCGAGACTGAAAAAAGATTACAGTTGCATTCCAAGTTTAAAGAAATTCTTGGAAGTGGAAATGTATATTTTCAACCACCTGAGACTATGAAAATTAAGTATCCGTGCATTATTTACTATAAAAATGCATATCCAGTTAGATATGCAGATGATCAAGTATATAAGGCAAAGCAAAATTATACGGTAACAGTGGTTGATTCTGATCCAGATTCAGAAATTCACTATAATATTCAGAATGCTTTCCAATATTGTAGAGTAGACTCATATTATAGAAGTAATAATTTGAATCATACAAAATTAACGTTATATTATTAGGAGGTAATAAACATGTCAAGATTAACATGGGATGAAACTGGAGAACGCCTTTATGAAACTGGTATTAAAAAGGGCGTACTTTATCCGTATGACACTACAAGTAAAAAATATGCACCTGGCGTAGCATGGAATGGATTAACTTCATTCTCAGAGTCTCCTAGTGGTGCTGAACCTAATGATCTGTATGCTGATGACCAGAAGTATCTTAGCTTATACTCTGCAGAACAGCTTGGCGGAACCATTGAAGCATATACTTACCCTGATGAGTTTATGGCTTGTGACGGTTCAGAAGAAGTTGCAACTGGTGTAATTATTGGACAGCAGTCGAGAAAAGCATTTGGTTTCTGCTATAGATCTACTGTTGGTAATGATACCGACGGTAACGATTATGGCTATAAATTGCATTTAATTTATGGCTGTAAAGCATCACCGTCTGAGAAACAGTATCAGACTATCAACGATAGCCCGGAGGCAAATACTTTCTCTTGGGAAATTACAACCAACCCTGTAGATGTACCTGGAAAGAAGCCGACATCTATTCTTGTTATTGATAGTACTAAATGCACTACCGAACATGCGAAGGCAGCACTTACAGCATTGGAAAATATTCTGTACGGAGGCGAAAATACAGAACCTGAAATGCCGTTGCCTGCAGATATTATCAGAATGTTCACCGAGACTGAAACCGTTACTTTAACTTTCAACGCTAATGGCCATGGAACGGCTCCTGAAGCAGAGACTGTAACTAAGGGAACGGCAGCAACTGCACCCGCTGATCCTGTAGCAGATGGCTATACATTTGGCGGTTGGTATGAGGAAGCAGCTTGCACTAATGCATTCAGTTTCGCTACTGTACTTAATGCTAATAAGACTGTTTACGCTAAGTGGACTGAGTCTGAAGGCTAATCAAAATGTCAAAATGGGGGTATTTCTTAATAAGATTTACCCCCCTCTCTTTTTTTTTGTAAAATAATTAGGCAG